TATTTTAATACGTCTGCGAGAGAAAGAGATTGTTACCATTGCAGACAACAGCTACTCTAAACTCATAGGTATTTTTGTTCAGGACGCTATTGAGTACGTAGAAAGCTCATGGTCGTGGTCAAACCTACGCCATACGTTTACAGTGGCTACTCAAGCTAATACACACGTATACACAATAACAGGATCAGGCGACAAGAGTACAGTTCTTGCTGTAATTAATGATACTAGCAACGGGTTCCTATCTTATAAGAATCCCTTATGGTTTGATGATAAGTTCCTTAACGGGACACCTCCTGTAGCCACTCCTACTAACTATACCTTTGATGGTTTAGATAGTTCTGGTAATACAAAAATTAAACTATATCCTATACCTGATGCTGTTTACTCTATAAAGATTAAAGCATTATTACGCTCACCTGATGTATTGGCAGACAGTGCTACTATTAAAGTTCCCTTCTTACCTATACAAGCTTTAGCGTATGCAATGGCTGTGGAAGAACGTGGAGAAGATGGAGGTGTTACTTCTGTATCAGCTAAGGCTCTTGCCGCAGCATACTTAACAGATGCAATATCACTAGATGCAGGTAAAGACCCCAATTCTTTAGTGTGGGAGGCCTCATAAATGGCTAAACCTATAATATCCGCAGCAATATCTGCACCAGCGTTTTACGGGCTTAACACCCAAGAATCAGGTGTTACACTACAAGAAGGATTTGCACTTTTAGCGGATAACTCTGTTATTGATAAGCAAGGACGTTTAAGCGCACGTAAAGGTTGGAAAACACTGACCACGGCTGTAGGAGGTTCAACAGGAGCCAATACTGATATTGGTTTAGAGGGAATGTCAAACTTTGTAGACATTACAGGCACAAGCACCCGATTAAACTGGAGTAATACTAAATTTTACAAAGGCACTACAGACCTTGTTGTTGTTACCCCTACTACTAACGACACTATATTAGATGGTAACTGGCAAGCTGCTACATTAAATGACCACCATTATTTCTTTCAAAGAGGTTATTTGCCTTTAGTATTTACTGGCACTAACACCTTTGAATCTATATCTGTACACACAGGAACTACCTCAGGATCACAAAAAGCCAACACAGTATTAGCTGCTTATGGTCGTTTATGGACAGCCGATACACCTACTAACAAGACTACAGTGTACTTTAGTGATGTACTTGATGGTACTGATTGGAGTACGGGAACTGCTGGCTCTCTTGACATATCTAGCGTATTGACGCAGGGAATGGACGAGATAGTAGCTTTAGGTGCTCATAACGGATTCTTAATTATATTCTGTAAGAATAACATTATAGTCTACAGTGATGGTGATAACTTTCAAACAGGAATGACTACAACAAGTTTAACACTTGTAGAGGTTATAGAAGGTGTTGGATGTGTGGCTAGGGACTCCGTACAGAGCACTGGTGAGGACATATTGTTTTTAAGTACCTCAGGTGTACGTTCTTTAAGTCGTACCATACAAGAGAAATCTCAGCCTCTAAGGGACATATCTAAAAATGTAAGTGACGATATTATACAAGCATTATCTTTTGAAAATATAGATAAGATTAAATCTGTTTACTCACCTTCTAACTCTTTTTACTTAATATCTTTTCCTACTCTATTTCAAACCTTTTGTTTTGATACAAGAGCACCTTTACAAGATGGGTCGTTTAGGGCTACACTTTGGACAGCCATTCCTCCTAAAGGTTATCTTACTGTAGGGTCTAGTTTATTCTACGCAGAGATAGATGGAATAGCTACTTACACAGAACACAGAGACAATGGACAGCCATATGTAATGTCTTATGCTAGTAATTATTTTGATCTAGGACTATCTGATATAAACAAAATAATAAAGAAAGTATCTGCCACTACTGTAGGTATATCAGGTCAGACATTTTCACTACAGGTAGGTTATGAATATCAGCCAGCAGTATTTTCAGAAACTTTTACTTTAGACGCTGGTGCTGTAGCTGAGTATAACATATCTGAATTTAATCTTATTGAGTATAGTGGCGGTATCTTAGTAAATGACCAAGCATCACCAGCACAAGGGTCAGGAAACATTCTACAAATTGGCTTTAACGCCCCTATAAATGGTTCTGCCATGAGTCTACAAAGGCTAACAATTTATGCTAAACAAGGTAAGGTACTATAAATGTCTAATTATTCTAAAACTACAAACTTTGCATCAAAAGATGCGTTAGCCTCAGGCAACCCACTTAAGACTATTAAAGGTACTGAGTTTAATGTTGAGTTTGACGCCCTACAAGTAGCTTCCGCTACTAAAGCTAATATAGCTGCGCCTACGTTTACAGGTGTACCTGCTGCTCCAACAGCTAACGCAGGAACTAATACTACACAAATAGCTACTACAGCTTTTGCTAATGCTGCTGCTACGGCTGCTAGTGCTGGTGCTATGCTTAAGAGTGGTGGAGCCTTTACAGGAGCCGTAACCACTAACTCTACTTTTGATGGTAGGGATGTAGCTGCCGATGGTGTCTTAGCAACCAATGCTATGCCTAAATCTGGTGGAGCCTTTAGCGGTGCTGTGACTACCAATTCTACTATAGATGGTAGGGACGTAGCTGCTGATGGTGTCCTAGCTACTAATGCTATGCCTAAGAGTGGAGGCGCATTTAGCGGTGCTGTGACTACAAACTCTACTATAGATGGTCGTGATGTTGCTGCTGATGGTGTCTTAGCAACCAATGCTATGCCTAAGGGTGGTGGAGCTTTTAGCGGTGCCGTAACTACAAATTCTACTATAGATGGTAGAGACGTAGCTGCTGATGGTGTTTTGGCAACTAATGCTATGCCTAAGGGTGGAGGTGCTTTTACAGGAGCCGTGACTACTAACTCTACTATAGATGGTAGAGACGTAGCTGCTGATGGTGTTTTGGCTACTAACGCATTACCTAAAAGTGGTGGCACTATGTCTGGATTAGTCAATATGGCTGACCAGATTGTACAGCGTCCAGTGCTAAAGGACTACGCAGAAACCAAGGTAGCTATGGGTGCTAATGATGTAAACCTAACATTAGGTAATGTTTTTACAAAGACTTGCTCTGGGTCAGTAACAGTTACATTTAGCAACCCACCTGCTTCTGGCTCTGCTGGTAGTTTTACCTTAATACTAACTAATGGTGGAGCATACACAATTACGTGGCCCTCTGCTGTGGATTGGGCGGCAGCAACAGCCCCTACGCTAACAGCGTCAGGTATAGACATACTTACGTTCACAACTATAGATGGTGGCACTATCTGGTACGGAATTGTTGCTGGTCAGGCAATGGGGTAACTTATGACTATTGAAAAGAAATTATTAGGTACTACTCCTGTAGATGGTGCAATTCTTCCAGAAGCGGTTAGTTTTGATGGAACTAATGATTATTTAGCACGAACTAGTGATTTTACAAATAATGCTGATGGTAAGACTTGGACTTTCAGTGCTTGGTTTTACGCTGCGTCAAATGGTACTTACAACATTTACTCGACATATCAAAATAGAGTTTCAATCGTATTTGAAGGTAATTACCTAAATATTGCATTAAAAAGTACGACAGAAGATGCAATGTTTCAATCATATCCCAATATTGCCCAAAACACTTGGAATCATATTTTAATTTCGTGCAATCAAGCAAGCACAAGTCAACGTCATATTTATGTCAATGACGAAATTTATACGCAATTTAATACATATGTGAATGGGAATATAGATTTTACGGAAACACAGCATTATATCGGTGCAGCTAATGCTAATCATATTAATAAAATGAAGGGCCGCATAGCCCATGTATTTCTTGATAAAACCTATCGTGATCTAAGCACCACATCAAACAGACGTTTATTCATTACGGCTGATGGTAAGCCAGCAGATAGCGACACACTAGCAGCACTAAACCCCATCATGTATTTACCAATGAAGGACGCAGCCACAGCAGGGGTTAACTCTGGCACTGGCGGTAACTTTGCTGCTGCTGGCGTACTGGCTACAGCCGAGCGTGGGCCTAACCAAGATAATTGTAGTGCTAGTTTGTTTGATGGTAGTGCTGATTATTTGAGCAAAACAAATGGCAATAGTCTTTCTAATTCTAAAACAATAACTTGTGCATTTACATTTATGCCTCTTGCTGGAAATAATACATCGGACATTATAATTTTTGATGATTACAACGTGGGCGGTGGAGGGGCGCAAGGGTTTGTCCAACTTACTGGTGGAAACTCTATTAGAGCCAGCTTTGAATTAACGGGCACAGGCCTAGCAGGTAGAGTGCAGACTCAAGCAATATTAACTTTTGGCGTCCAGTACGCTGTTGCAATCAGTTTTGATACAGCCAACTCAAGCAAATCAAAAATATATGTAAATGGCGTTTCGCAAACCCTTGCTGTAAATACAATGAATAACATTGTGTGCGAGATTGATATGAATTATGTCAACATTGGCAGGTATCGGAGAAATGCTTCCAATTTTGTGAAGGGTCAACTAGGAGAGTTGTATTTTCACAATACATGGACAGACTTAGCCACAGAGAATCCATTCTGGGACTCAGACACCAACCGACCAAACTCTTTACGCAAAGTCATTGAGGACACTGGCGTTACACCAGCAATAGCAATGCCTCTGATTGGCAGAACAGGTGGACAAGGTTTTGAAGGTAACAACTTAGGTTCGGGTGGAGACTTTACTGTTAACTCAGGGCCGTTTACGGGTGCTAGAGGTGGCAGTGAGTTTTGGACTCATAGTGCTATAACTGGATCGGATGGGGCTAGCTTTTCAAGTACAGGAACAAACTTGTCTTTGGCTGATACATATACAATTACAGCAGCGTTTGCTTTAAAGACGGATGGTATTTCTAGTCAAATATACACATTTAATGGCGGTGGCCCATTCTTTATAGAAAAATCTTCATCAAATGTATTAACTATCGCTTTTACTCTTAAAAATAGCACTCGATATACATTAACTTCCAGCGTAAATCTAGCAAGTTCTGGGTGGAATATTGTTCTTATATCTATAGACACAGCAAATAACAATTACAACATTATTATTAATGGCGTAGCTAGTACCAATTCTACTTCTATCGGAAACTCTCTGTTTGACTTGGCGGCTATAGGGTCAGGGGCATGTAATTTAAAATCGAGTAATGCTGCTAATACTAACGAACCTTTTGCTGTGGGTTATTTATCAGCCGCTTATTATGATTTCTCACAAGAAGTTAATCGTAACAAATTTGTTAGCCAGTTAGGATACATAAATGATTTGAGTGAAGAAGGTTCACCCATAATCTACATGAAGTTTGACTCGTCAGTATCATTAGGCACTAACTCAGGTTCAGGTGGTAACTTTACAGTCAACGGCACAGTAACCGCAGGTGTAGACGTAATTCCATAAACATAGCAGACGAGGAAACACACAATGCTATTAGTAAAAGCAACAGACAGTACAGTAGAGCAATACCCCTATTCACTAGGGCTACTACGCAAAGACAATCCTAACACTAGTTTTCCTAAACAGCCTAGTGTTGCTGACATGGCAGCATTTAACGTATATCCAGTTACTGAAACATTTCCAACAGTAGGTGATGGGCAGCACTTGATTAAAGTTTGGACACCAACCCTAGTGAGCGGTGATTGGGTATTAGCGCATGAAGCAGTTGATCTAACGTCAGATGAAGTGTCAGAAGCTACAGCGGTATTGGCAGCTAATATACGTGAAGAACGAAACAAGAGACTTGCAGCTACCGATTGGACAGGAAACTCTGACGTAACTATGACTATTGAAATGACAGCGTACAGGACTCTTTTGCGTAACCTAACAACACAGGCTGATTTTCCAACAGCAATTAACTGGCCTATAAAGCCTTAGAGGAATAAGAATATGGCACGTAGAGATGATGGATATTCTGAGAAAGGACAGACTACACTAAAAACTAAAACTACAGGAGGAGCTGGAAATAGTAAAGAGGGTGGTAATAAGAGTTATTACCCCACAGGAACTTATGAAGCTATGACTGGCCCTAATGCTTATACTATGGCAGGTGGCCCAACAACTGTAATAGCAGGACAGTTATTTAGTGCTGGTAAAGCCCTTTGGAACCAAACACAGTACGGAATGAATACTGCGGTAAAAGATAACTATTTAAAAGTTTTAGACAATCCTGATGGTGAATCTGTAATTGCTGGTAAAAAAATTAAAAACTCTGATTTAACCCCTAAACAAAGGGTTAATATTGCACGTGAAAAATATCATGTAGATAACGCAAAGAAAGGAATAGACAGTAGAGGCGACCCTCGTAATGGCGACACAGGTGGTGTAGAGTTTCCTGCTAATTCTGGTAACTGGATAAGCACTGATGATAACAAGATTAAAGAAGGTGCTGGTGGCGGTGGTGGTGGTACATTTACTGTTAACCCTGATACAGGTGAGGTAGAGGAAGGTGAAGAAGCAGTAAAGTTAGGTGAACTTAAAATATCTGAGGTTGACCCTAATACCGAGCGTCCTGCATGGGCACCTCCTCTTCTTAACAATACTGGTGGTATGCTTACTGGGGGAGATGGTGGTTACGTTAAAACTCCTTATGACATTGCACGTGACCAAGAATTTTTGGGAATGGAAGAGTGGCAGCGTCAAGAAGATGCTAAAAATGCTGTAGCGCAACCCACAGCCGCTACTCAGGACAACTTCTTACCTCAGGCACGTACAACTAACGTAGCAGAGCCTAGGGCTTTCACAGGAGCAGCAGCACCTTTACCAATGTCTAGCGCACCCTTAGAAAGGGCACAGGCTTTGGCTGCACAGTCACCTATGACTACCCCTGAGTATGATACGTTACAGCGTATGCTAACGAGTACCCAAGCACCTGTAGCAACCGCTACGCAACTACAAGCTCCTGTGGCGGCTACTGGTGCTGCAATACCTAGAGGTGCGCCAGAATCAGGAACCTTTAGACCTGTAACCTTTAGGTCGGGTACTGGTACGTCAACAACTAATGCTGATGGTACTACTACTTCTCTTAATGATCCTTACTCAAGCTTAAGTTCTTTGGTAGGCTCAGGTCAAGGCTTATTGGGACAAGCTGCTGCTAACGCACAACAAGACCCTAATCAGTTAAACTTTGACATGAACACAGATCAACGTGCTCAGGCTTTGTTTGATCAGCGTAGTGCATTACTTGAGCCAGCATTTGCACAGCAACGTGCCCTAGCACAACAGGATATGTTTGGTAGTGGTCGTTTAGGTCTTAGGCTTGCAGGACAGGGCGTAGGAGCAGGTAGTGGTATGGTACAGCCTGACGCCTTTGGAATGAACCAAGCACAGGCACAGGCACTCTCAGGACTTGCAGCACGATCTACTGATGATGCTTTTGCACAAGCACAGGCTATGGCAGCTTTAGAAAGTCAACGCTTTGGTCAGAACCAACAGGCACAGCAGCAGCAATACGCTAACCTTGTAGGGTCTGGAGAAGGTATGTTATCTGCTGGTATACAAGGTGCTCAGTTAGAGGCGGCTATTGCACAACAGCAGTTACAGAACCAACAGAGTCAACAGGCTCAAGGTCTGTCTCAGCAACGTCTAGCCTTAGATACTCAGGCACAACAGCAGAACTATGGTTTAGCCTCAAGGGGTCAAAGTCAAGACTACGGACTTAATCAAGCACAATTTAACTTAGCTTCACAGGGGCAACAACAGAACTTTGGTTTAGCTCAGACAGGACAACAGCAAGACTATGGATTAGCTCAACAACAGTTTGGTTTATCTGAAAGAGGACAAGAGCAGAACTATGGCCTTAATGCTGGTCGTTTAGCTATGGATCAACAAGGCCAACAACAGAACTTTGGTCTGGCTCAACGTGGTCAAGATTTAGCTGAGTTAGCTAATACTCAAGGATATGGTCTTAACTTAAGAGGACAAGACTTAGCTGAGTTAGCTAACAGTCAAAACTTTGGTTTAGCCAATAGAAGTGCAGACTTAGCTGAGTTAAGCCAGAGTCAAAACTTTGGTCTAGCGCAACAAGGTCAACAGCAGAACTATGGTCTAGCACAGCAGCAACAACTACAAGACTATGAAATGGGTATGCTTACGGGTAATCGTAACTATGGTCTACAGCGTGACGTTGCAGCACAGAACTATGAGTTAGCTACAGAGCAAAATAGGATTGGTTTAATTACTGGTCAAGCTAAAGCTAATAATCTTAACTATCAGCCTAATGACTTGCTTAACATATTTGGAAGTGGCCTTGGTGCTTATGCTGGTACTGAGTCTGGTTCTGCGTCTATTGGTAATATGTTTAAGTCCCTACCTTTTTTTAGTTAGTTAATATTAACCATTCACAGCTACATTCTAAAGAAACAAAAGAAGAGAAATAATTATGGCTTATCAAGGTTTATTTACACAAGGCCCGACAGTTGACGACTTGCTACAGAAGCGTAACAAAAGGCAGCAGGATATGCAACAGCAGCTAATGAATGACGCTGCACAAGGCGCACGTGACCCCCAACGGGCACGTATGGGTAGTATGTTTGGTAGTATCATTGGTCGTGC